CATTTCATGCTCACCGCGCGATGCGTCCCACCCAATCCGCATCGCGTTTTTCCCCATCACATACTTGTGTTCGCGTTTCTCGGGTCCGCTGTTGTCCCCTTTGTCCGGCCAGTGCGCTATTATTATGATGATGATTACTGCAAGTGCCAATGCTGTGCAAACGTCGGCGGGTGTCCATTGGTATGATAACATTCATTTCCCCTCGTTACTGTAAGTTGCAATTAACGACCCAGATGTTCGCAATGGCTATTCATCAAAAGGCTGACGCTCAATTCGGCTGGCGATAGCAAACCCTTCGAGAACTTCAATCTGAGTGTTATGCACAATCGCTTTCACATGCGGATGGCAATTTTTCTCAAGCCAAACCATCAGTGGCATGGCCGCTTCCTTCATTTCTGCAACCTTTTCTTCGGTCAAAATCATATCTTTCTCCTTCTCTTTTGTGCCTCCTGAGTGGGCAGGGGGCTAACCAGTCATTCTTCTTTGTTAGACGGCATCGGCTTCCACAGGATCGGGCGCGCAGGCCATAAGTCGCCGCTTGCCTCTGCCCACCATGATCCTTTTGGCCATTCGCCGCTGTAGTAGTGCGGGTGTATTTTGGTGCTGCCAGCGCAAATCGCCAGAAACCGTGTTCCGTCTTTGGGGCCATAGTCAATCTCACGCCAACCGCAGGCTCTTAAACCTTGCACAGCCTCACGCATCTGCTCAAGTAGTTTCACTTCGCCTACGTTACGCCAGTCCTTCTCGCGCTTCTCCGATTCAATCCAGTGGCGGCGCAGTTTGGTGTATGCGTCGGCCCCGGTTAAGTCTGGTGGGGTACTCGCTGCATCCGGCTGCGCACGGGTAGAAACATCCACCCCCATACCGGTATCCGCTTTCCCCCGTTGATCTTTTACTGCCGCCTTCCTTTCGACGGCCCGGGCATCATGTAGATGCAGGTACGCAATGTTCAGTAACAGCTCGTAGTCATCGAGAGTTTCCATTGCACCCAATTCGTTTGAGGTTTGGAATGCCCCATAAATCATTTCGCAGATATTCCACCATTCCGCTACCCCCTTGGCATCTCCCCAAGTGGGGCAAATCCATTCAGCTATTCCGTTTCCCATTTCTTTCTCCTTATAGATAGTGTTTCGTTCCGTTACAATTAACAGCCCTTGATGATACATGCGGCCAGCGCGATGGCGATGATGGCTGGGAGCACCCACCAGTACCTGCCCGGCTGCTCCCTGAACGTCAGGGATTTCCGTAGCGGTTCGTGGCTGTGGTGCCCGAATGCCTGCTTCGCTGTGCGGGGGAATACGACCAGATCGCGAGATTTGGCGCCGTTCTTCATTTCATCTCTCCCATCTTCTTGAAGTGGCCGCGCAGGCGGTTTCCCAATGTCATGCGTTTGCGCCCGTTGTCGAGGTGGTCGTACTTGGCCCGGAGTTGCTTTTCCGTTTCCCCAAGGTGCTTGGCCGCAAGCCTGAACACATCGTCCAGTGATTTACACTCGCGCAGCAGGACGGCCACTTCATCACCGTTGTCCCGCGTCCCATCTACTTTTTGCCGCTCTCGTCTATCAATCGCCTTTTTTGTTGGCTGCCTCCCGTACTTATTGCGGGTGGTCAGGGCCTCGGTCACTGTCCCAGCTGGCACATAAAAGCTGCTGCGTGTGCTGGGTGGCGGCGCTTCCGGTCGGATGTGGCAATCCGCAATCCTTATGAAGTTTTCGCCCTTCGTCTCGATCCAGTACCGCTGATCGCGGTAGAAAACCGAGTCACCAACTGATAACTGTGTCTGCATTTACTTTCCCTTCTCTCGTCTCTAGTTTTGGGTGGGTGGGAGTCCGTAGTGTACCAGACTCCGCCCGTGCTGTCTAGTCTGTTATGCCGCCCGCCATCCGTTATGGACCCATCGCCGCCGTTCGAGCGAAAACAGGCATGTCACCACGGCACCACTGATCTTCTGTGCGATCGCTTCCGCGCAGTCAATCCGTTTCAGGAAAATCCGGAATGGCACCCCGTGTTCAGTGCCTTCCACCATGGCGACGTACGGGCGGCGCGGGTTTCTCCGCCCGCCCTCACTGCAGCGGGTCCGACTCAAAGTGCGTGCTCCTTCGTAACGTTCACTGCCATAATAACGGAAATGTCATCACGCAGCCCGAACAACTGAATCATGACAACCTGTTCCCCTCCCGCCCGCATCACGTGGCATTCCTGCAGGTGCCAGTCTCCGACGGCTTCACCTTTCGCGATTGAAACTGCTTCATTGATGGCCTGCCCCAGCTTGTTTGCCACCTCACTGTGGCCAAGATCGCCCTCGCCCTCAGGTAACTCGACCCCGACTAAAACCCGGTCCCATTCCCCAGTCACCGAGTCCCAAACCTGACAATCATAAAGCTGTGTCGGCTCCACGAAGTCCGGGGGTAACATCACGCGGAATCCCTTAAAGTCGGCTGCGGTCGCGGGGCGGATGCTGGCGAATTGGGATACGTGAGTCATGTTCCCGGCTCCTGCTGCGCCTTTCAGCACATTGGTTTGGAGGATACCGATCCAGCACTCTGGCGTGCGGTAGCCCAGTGTGTGCCCGTCGCACACTACGTACTTTGTTTTACTCATCTCGTAACTCCCAGTAAGATTAGAATAAGGACTGTGGCAATAGCCCAGATGACCCAGCCGCGCCGGGTAAGGTGGTAAAAGCTCATGATACTTCTCCTTCTATCGTCTATCGGCGGAAACTCGCCCAGAGGCACCCGGGATGACCCAGATGCCTGAAGTCGGGCTTACTTCGCTGCAGCTCGCATGCGGTTACCCAGATTCATGCGCTGCATGCCGGGATTCAGATGCTCGTACTTCTTGCGGAGGTCGGCTTCGTCTTCCTTGAGCGCCTTTGCAGCCATGGCATAGACGGTATCAAGGTCCTTGCTAATCAGCTTCTTGGCGATCTCGTCGCCGTTGTTCACCGAGACGTGCCCGCCTGCGGTCTTGTTCTCCTTGTCGTGGACGTAGCCTTTCGCGGCTTCGCGCAGAACGTCGGTTGACTTCACGCCTTCGACCTTGGGCTTGATCATGCGCGGGGCTTTCGGCTTCACCGCTGCGGCTTTGTCCTTCTTGGGGGCGCGGGCGGGTTTGGCGGGTTTGGCAGCGCGGGGGGCGCGGGCGGGTTTGGTGGCGGTTGCCGGGGAATTATTGTTGCTCATGTCGTGCTCCTTATCGTGTGCCGGTACGCCACCGGCAGGGCATCGGGTGAAAGACCACCCGGAAACCAAAGCATAACACAGCTCCGGTTTCCGTGTCAAGTCCTCTCACTGTTCGCGCTCCTTCGTCTCTCGTCTCTGCTCTGATGATCCGCCGGGGCGGGTCGGCCATCAGAGCCGACACCAAAACACTTGCAGACAGCGTGCCAGCTCTGTCAACCTAGGAACCTCACGACGCAACGGGGGCTTTCCGGTAAGCGGTCACTAACCCGTGCCAGTCGAGGTGACGAGCTGTCGTCATAGCGGAGGCCGCGCCGGACGGGGGCTGCAGCCATAGTGAGCGGTCGCTAACCCCAGAGACGGTTCGGGACGCAGGGTTCGGAGGTGTCGACAGCTCGCCATAGTGACGACAGCTCGTCATAGGGGATGGGGGATAGGCAAGGAGCGTGCCAGCGCTAGTCATCGACCCATCCCTTCCCTGACACGCACGCGGGGTGATGCGTGAGCATGTCGGCCACGTAAAGGCGCTTTTCCTCCACGGCGCGGGCTTTCTCGATCAGCCTTTCCTGTGTGGCTTTCGTGTAGCCCCCCGCCCTGATGGCGGCGATGGCGGCTTTAAGGCGATTCTCAGACCGCTCGACCCGCTGCTGCACCTTTATTTGCGGGGTCTTTTCGGGCTTGAAGACTCCAGCAGTGGTGGCCTCGTCCCGCACCACCTGCAGCGCTTCCCTGGCGCCACGGACTGCTTGCCTGAGGGGCACTAAAACTGTGTTGTCCGCCCCGCCCGAGTCCGCCCGCTCCAGTGCGGCGATGGCAGCTTTAAGATCCACGTGGGCACCCTGATGGCGCGCACGTATGCGGGCGGCGTGGACGATTTGCGGGGTGGCCTTGGGGCGCAAGGCGGCGGCGGCTCGGCGGGCTAGAGTGAAATCGCTGGGGGTCCTGGGCATGGTGTTTCTCCTATCCTGTCGTGCGACGGTGCACGGCGCCACTATACCACACGGGCGGGAGGGGGTCAACACCATTCGACAGGGCGGGAGGCCGCGTCAGGGCGATGCACAAGACCGGGGTGACGGTTCAGGCCGTGGGCGAGGCCGTGGGTGGACATGCTGACACCCTCCACCATCCCGGAGGCCGCGTCAGGGCGATGCACAAGACCGGGTCGACGGTTCAGATCATAGCCAGAGCGCACCAGAGCGGGCGGGAGGGGGTCTGTGTTCTGGTGTTGTTGGTAGCCAACATATGTTGTAGGGACACCCATGGGGGTATAGGCAAGAAGCGTGCCAGTCTGAGAGACAGATACAACAGACACAGAACCAGAACAGAACCACATACATACGGAGGCCGTACGGACGGGGGGGGCGGAGCGGGTGCCATGGTGTTCTGATCCGTGTTCTGGCTCGTACGCGCGCTCTCGTGTACGCGCATCCCGGGCGTCGTGTGCGTCGGCGTACGTGAACAGCAGAACACGGCCTAGCTCGACAGGGTGCCCGGCCTTTCGCCTTTCCACCGAAAGTGAACGCTAACCGACAAAGAACCTTGACAACGCGCCCCCGTGCGTGTTTTGCTTCGCGCACGTATAGCGAACAGGGGTAAGCAGATGGCGGTAAAGCGTGGCAGCGGGCGGGTGAGCGTGGCGGGTGCCGATGTGCCTGTGCCCGCGCCCTGCCAGCCCCCCGCCGTGACCTCGGACCGACCCGCCGCTGTTGTCGCGTCCTCCGCCCGGGGGTCAGCCCCCGCCAGCCCCACATCCAACGCTCCGGAGGTCACGAGCACGGACCACGAGCGGAAAACGCGAGCAAGCGGGAGCGGGAAAAACGCGCGGGCGGGCGGGTCGGATGGGTCAGGAAGCCGGGAAAGACGCGCGGGAAAGACGCGCGGGAAAGACGCGCAGGTGAATATGCGGGAAAGACGCGCGGGCATGGAGGAAGTACCTGGGAACAGGGGGGAGGGACGCCCCAAGTGCGGGTCCCATACCGCCACGGAGGGGAGCGACGCCAATTCGAGTGCCCTCCCCAAATATAATATTTCCTACCGCGATATACCCCCCTCTGTCGAAGATACTATCCCCCTTTCCGGAGATATACTACCCCCGGACGAAAATTTCCCGTCCGACTCACTACCTTACCTAGCCATCGCCGTCGATCCCGCTCCGGAGTTCCCCCCGCCCGGCACTGTAGTCACCCAGCCCAAGTTAGGGCGCAGCCACGGTCGGGACCACACGGGCCGAGTCATCCCCCACGAGCGCAATGCTGAGATTGCGCGGCAGGTGGCGAATTGGATAGCCTGCGGAGCTGGAGATAACGAAATCGCAGGATTCTTGGGTATCCGCATCGGCCAGTTACGTAAGTGTTACAAGTTCGAGTTGGAGAACGGCAAGTTCCAGAATGACATGCAGGTGGCAGGCACTATCCTCGATCTCGCGAAGCTTGGGGTGCCGCAGATGTCGATTTTCTGGGCCAAGGCCCGGATGGGGTGGAACGACGGCGCCAAGACCGACCAAGGCGATAAAGGGATGTTGAACATCCATATTCACAGTTAAGGATCATCTTGACAACCAGCCCCCTAACCTGTTATGATGTGCACTTCTACAGCGCGTGGAGAACATCATCGACGTAACACCGACACAGAAAATGTTTGAAGCCATGCAGATGGCCACGGACGCCATCTGTGGGGAAGCACCACTGGCGATCGAGCAGTCGGCGGCGGCGAATAAGCGCCGCGACCAGCGGGCGACGATGATGAACTTCATGCACCGGCTGGTCCACCTCTCCATGCGTGAGGGTGCCGCCCGCGCCATGAACCCCAGCCGGACCAGCCTCGGTAAGATTGATACCACCCTCCCCCGGAGCCTGCGTGGGTAACGCCGCCGAACCGGAAGTAACAATCCCCCAGCAGGGGAAGAAGGACGGCAGCCCCGTCCAGCGGGACGGCATTCATTACTACCCTGCCGGTCCGGTATCGAAAGCGTTCCTGAACGATGAGTCATTCATATGCGGGATCATGGGGCCATTCGGGTCAGGTAAGTCTACGGCGACGGTGATGAAGCTGATACGCAACTGCCAGCGGCAGAAGCGGGCGGCGGACGGGTGGATACGCCGCCGGACGGCGATCATTCGGAACACCTACCCGGAATTGCGCACAACCACAATGAAGACATGGCACCAGTGGGTGCCGCAGCACTTGGGCCGCTGGCGTGAAGCCGGGCCGCCGATGCACCACATCGTGGATAAAGCCAACAAGCTGGATTGGGAAGTCCTATTCGTGGCACTCGACAAGCCGGATGATGTGGCGAAGTTGTTGTCCATGGAACTTTCCGACGCATGGATAAACGAGGCGCGCGAGGTGCCGAAAGCGATCCTTGACGGCCTGACCGGTCGGGTCGGGCGCTACCCCCCGCGCTGGCAGGCGGAAGCTACGGACGTCCAGATCATAATGGACACCAACCCCCCGGACACGGACCATTGGTGGTACATCCTTGCGGAACAGGATGCCACCAACGAGAGAAATCGCCAGCTGGTTGTGTCCATGAAGGAAGCTGAAGACACCCTACGCGCCATGGGGGTATTGAAGGGTAAACAAGGGCTGATGGCATTCTACCGGCAACCCTCGGGGCGTGCTTCGAATGCGGAAAACCTGAGCAACCTGCGCCCCGGCTATTATGAATTCCAGATCGCCGGTAAAGACCTTGACTGGATCAAGGTCTACGTGGACGGTGAATACGGCTTTGTCATGGACGGGCTGCCGGTATATCCGGAGTACAAAGATTCCGTTCACGCCAGCAAACCATTTAACCCAATCCCGGGCATTGGCCTACGGCTCGGGTTCGATTGGGGCCTTACCCCCGCCTGCACAATCAGCCAGCGGATGTCCACTGGCATTTGGCTCGTCCATGACGAAATCGTATCGGAGCGGCTGGGCATTACGTCATTCGCACTTGAAGTGTCCCGCACCCTCCGGGAGAAATACCCAGGACTGAAAGTGGTGTCCGGGCGGGGTGACCCCTCGGGTGATGCCGTCACCCCGGAAGAATCGACTTGCTTTAAAATCATGAAGGCCAACGGGGTGCCGATATGCGAACCCGCTATCACGCAAGACCCGGTGCGTCGCCGTGAAGGGCTGGCGTATCTGCTGAAAACGCTGGTTGACGGCGAACCCGCGATTCGCGTTCACCCGCGCTGCAGCATCCTTCGCAAAGGCCTCGCGGGTGGGTTCCATCGCAAGCGGGTGCAGGTGACCGGAGATATCCGCTATCGCGATGTGCCGGACAAGAATAAATTCTCACACGTTTGCGAAGCGCTGGAATATGACGTGGTATCGGCAGGGGAAGATCGTAACGTCATGATGACGCAGGAAGATTTGCAAGGACGGGGCGACCGGCAACAATTCGCCACCACAGACTACGACCCATTTGGAGGATGATATGAGTTCATTATTCGGCAGCAGCCCACCCCCAGCGCCGACCCCCGTGGCCCCGCCCCCGGTGCCGACCATTGATGATGCGTCGGCATCGCGCGACAATAACGATGCCATGCGTCGTCGCAGGGGGCGGGCTGCCGCCATCCTTGCTGGAAAGACCGCTACCAGCACTTCTGGGACCGGTGCTGCAACTAAAGTATTGATGGGAGGCTGAAATGGGCGTTATTATCGGCGGTGGCAACACCAAACTGGCTTATATTTACACGGACCCGGTGACCGGGGTGAAGTCGATCGTCGAGGCGGGGTCAGGCAGTGCCATCCAAACAGGGGCGATTAAAGGCACAGGTTTGGTAGTCGGCCAGGGTGGAGATTACTCTGGCTTGCATGGATTCGCTGACGCGATTACCTCGCTTGGAAGCCGAATTCGCAAACGTGTGGGGTTCTCACAAGTTGTAACAGCCACAGTTGGTAGTAATATCGTTACAGTGGCAGGCGCGACATTTTTAAGTCAACCCGATAACCCAACCGTAGGTTTAGCCATACCCGGTAGCCCAAACCTTAAAATGTCTGTTGGTGATCTATGGAAGCCCGATGTTGGGACTAGATATTACAAAGTTGAGAGATTCATCTCTGATACAGTAATGGTCTTATGTGAACCTATTGCAGCAGGTGATGACATTGCTACTGTGTCAGCCCTTCATAGTTTTTACTATCTGGATCAGGTTTCTATTCTACTGCTTCCTGGGCAACACTTTAGTTATGATGTAGGGCTGAGTCCTGGTATACACGTTACCGGAATATCACCGAGAAACAGCACCCTGAACGAAGGCTATCCTTTTGGCGCCCTCCTTCCAGTTGGTGTTTTAGGCTTAGGCGAAAACTCATTGTCCAATATCACATTTGCACCTAGCCCACCCTGGGGGGACATGGACTCATTCACTACTCCT